TTTATCATTCCAAAGGCCACTTTTAAAGAAAAATATCACGATAAATTTGCCAATCCGCGCAATCTAGTAGCCGGTGTTATAAATCGCAACAGTGTAGATAAGGAAAAAATTGGAGATATTCATTTTGTGGCTTATGAGGTGATTCAACCCGTTTTAAAACCGTCTGCTCAGATGGAGCGGTTAAAAGAAGCCGGATTTGAAACCGTTTTATATCGCGTGGAACCAAATATTACAAATGATTTGGCGTCTGAAATTTTAATGGACTGGCGTACAAATTATTTGTATGAAATGGATGGTGTAATTATAACAGACGATAAAGTGTATCCGAGAAAAACGACAGGAAATCCCGACCATTCCTTCGCGTTTAAAATGGTATTATCAGACCAAATGGCTGAGGCAAAAGTAGTAAATGTAATTTGGACACCGAGTAAAGATGGATATTTGAAACCGCGCGTTCAGATTGAACCGATTCATTTAGGTGGCGTCACCATTGAATTTGCCACTGGATTCAATGGCGCTTTTATACAGGAAAATAAAATTGGTGTCGGAGCACTCATTCAAATTATTAGAAGTGGCGACGTGATTCCTTATATTCGCGGGGTAACAACGCCGGCAGAGGAGGGTATGATGCCAGGTGTGCCATATAAATGGAATGCTACACATGTGGATGTCATGTTAGAAGATATCAGCTCGGATGCAACAGTTCGGGAAAAGAATATTACTGGTTTCTTTCGGGGCATTGAAGTGGAAGGATTAAGCAGTGGAAATATTGCGCGAATTATTGCCGCCGGGTTTGATACTATTCCGGCTATTCTGAAAATGACTGTGGGCGATTTTCTAAAAGTAGAAGGATTTAAGGAGAAAATGGCAACTAAAATTTATAATGGGATTAAAGAAAAACTTGGTGCTGCATCCTTGGTATCACTTATGTCGGGGTCCAATTTGTTTGGGCGCGGATTTTCTGATAAAAAAATGGAGCTTATTTTAGCGGAAAATCCGGATATTTTAGTATCTACTGATTCAGATGCAACCAAGATTGAAAAGTTGTCGTCTGTTAAAGGAATTGCAGCAAAGACGGCAGAATTAATTGTTAAAAATATCCCCGTTTTCAAGGAGTTTTTAATAGAATGTGGTTTAGAAGGAAAATTGAATATTGTTCCTGCAAATTCGGAAATCGGGGTGAATCATCCGTTGTATAAACAAACGGTGGTTCTTACCGGGACTCGTGATAAGGCATTGATGGCCGCGTTGAAAACAGTTGGTGCAAATCTAGGTTCCTCTGTAAGCAAAAATACTTTTGCCGTAATCGCGCCATCATTAGATGAGGATACGGGGAAGGCGGAAGATGCGCGGCGATTAGGTGTCCCGCTTTTTACCCCGGCATCATTTATGGCACAATATAACTTATAACTTTTGTGGGGGCTTGTTGATGATTTATTATATAATTTAACTAATATAAAAGAATTTTTTGCTTATATATATACAAAGATGATGAAGTCACTTACTTTTTTCTTGTTTAGCACGTTTATTTGTAGTAGTTTTGCTGTGACCAATTTTTGGTCTGATTTTGAAGGTTTTCGCGAGCGTTTTCAGAAGAAATACCAGTCTTTAGAGGAATTAGAGAATCGTTTTAAAATTTTCCGCGACAATGTGCAGAAGATTCACGAGCACAATAAAGTTGCCAATAATTACACTCTCGCCGTTAATAAATTTACGGATTTAACCGAGGATGAATTTCGCCAACGATATGTGGGTGGATTTTCAAAGAAGACTGAATTATTGAAGGGCACGTGTTCTAAATTTACTGTTACCGGCGATGAAACGCCTTCTACGGTTGATTGGCGCAAAACGGCCGTCACTCCCGTAAAAAATCAGGAACAATGCGGGTCATGTTGGTCATTTTCGGCCACCGGGGCCATGGAAGGCGCGTGGGCGATTTCCTCCGGGGAACTCATTTCTCTTTCTGAGCAGCAATTGGTTGATTGCTCCAAGAAATACGGAAATATGGGATGCAATGGTGGTCTAATGGATATCGCCTTTTTGTACGCGATTGATGTAGGAATGTGCTCGGAACAGGCTTATCCTTACACGGCCGCTGGTGGAACTTGTGTTGCATCATCTTGCGATAAGGTGGTGCAAATGAAATGCTGCAAGGATGTTCCCGCATCCAACCAGGAAGCGCTAAGAGAGGCCGTCGCACTAAAAGGTCCCGTGTCTATTGCGATTGAGGCGGATACCAAAATTTTCCAATCCTATTCTAGCGGGGTTATTACTGGTACTAGTTGTGGGACTAATTTGGACCACGGTGTTTTGATTGTTGGTTATGGCACTGAAAATGGTGTAAAGTATTGGTTAGTGAAGAACTCGTGGGGTACCTCATGGGGAGACGAAGGATACGTGAAGATTGGACGCAGTGATTCTACAAATGACCCTGGTGTTTGTGGTATTGCGATGCAACCATCTTTCCCCGTTGTTTAAATACACTTTTTTAAAAAGTGTAGCAAAATACACTTTTACACTTTTACACTTTTAAAAAAAGTGTAGCAAAATACACACAAAAATAAAAATAAAAATTTATCTATTATTGTATTGTAATCTAGTGTATTGTAATGTATTTATTCAAATTCTAATTCAACTGTCTGTTTCAAATCTATTTTTAAACTATTATACAAATTTGTTCTGATTTTACTCAAGGCTGCAGAGTCTTGATTAAAATTTAATCCCATCAATTTTATCACCGTTTTATTGTATAGTTCGCTCATTTTTTCATTTTCGGCAATTTCTTTTATATTCTTTGTGCGCCATTCACATAGTTCTTTTAAAATCCTAGAATGTATTTGTTTTATTAAATGAATATATTCATCCGACGAAAAGACCTTCCAACCTGTTTCAGAACTTTGAAAGGCATAGATTATATTTGCCTTTTGTACAAAACTGGCAAATGGTTTTTTTTCGGTATCTCGCAGAATAGCATTCATGGCGGTCACAATATTCTCGTCCATTAATAATTGTACATGCGTGTCTTTTACGCGAATTTTTTTAATCCACTCTTGTAATGCAGTGGTTTCTTCTTTTGTTTGATTTATATTTAACCACTCCACAATATCAATCTTTTTCTTTTTTAATTGCAACCATTTTTGAACTTCCTGCATTTTTTCATCCAGTTTTTCATATTTTATGGCGAGTTCTTGAATAATATGATATAATTGCTCGCGACTTGGAATATCAGAGCTTTCTTCTTTCTCACATCGTTGTTCTCTCTTGGTTTTGTAAATGGTTTCACATAAAATAACATGCCGTTGTAAAGACGTCTTTCTAGTATAACCCTTTCCACAATAATTACAGCATTCATCAGTTGGTTTATTTTGTTTTGAAAAATTCATTTTATTTATTAATTTATTAATTTATTAATTTATTTGTTATTTATTTCATAATATTATTTTGAATCAATTTTATAAATTATTCTGAAATAAAATAAGTACATAGAATATATGACAACACAAAATATATGCCAACCATGTTTTTCTGCTTGCGGTGGGTCATGTAGATCTTATGGATGCAATGCAAATTTGTCCGCGGACGACCCATCCTCTCAATATCAAAGACAAAAAATAATTTGGAATACGGTTCGTGTCCCAGCATCTTTATATATATCTGATTTAGCCGCATTGGCTTCCTATGAATCTCCTTTGCCTTTATTTAACGTCAATTGGAATCAAATGAGTGACAGAAGAAATCGCAGTTTTCAACCAACCACGGTTGCTGGTGGAAGTTTTTATCATGCAAGCAGTGTTAAGAACACGATTACTCGGTGCCGGCCGGGGGCTGGCTGCCCTGGAGGATATGGTGTAGATGTAAAGCATAATTCCTATTATCGCTATATGAATCGGTTAAAAGCCCAGGGGCCTATTCGGCGTGGAAAAATACCACCAGGATATGGGGTTGATCCTATACCAGCACGTTTAGGTGTTAAAGGAGGAAAGACAGTAAAAACCAATATTGTGAGTGGTTGCGATTGCCCTGTTAGGGAAATTGTTCTACCTCAAGGAGAAATCATTAACCCGTGGATGTTTATTAGTTAGTAAAAAATAGTATGATAATTATATTTATAATTTTAATTTTTTATAATTTTAATTTTTTATAATTTTAATTTTTTTATAAATTTATTTAATGGTTTCAAGCTAATACTGTTTTGATTATAATGATGGCACGAAAGTGCATGGGTATTTTCTAAAATTTGTATCTGTTTTATTACATGATGATTTCCGGCGCATAACGGTTTATGTTTCATTAAATCTTTTAACGCTTGTAAATTATCTGCATTATAACCAAATCCGGTTACATTACTATATATTTTTTTTCTAATTTGTTCCAAATTTCTCACATGAAAGTGTATCAAGCACAAGTCGGTCATTAAATAATTATTCGTAGGTATATGATTTCCATGATCTATTTTGCCGTGGTATAATTTTTTTTTCATAAAACTTTTTGCATTGTTTCCATAATTTCCATCATAAAATCCCCAGTTGCACTCAGCCGCGGCTCTTTTATAACCGTTTGGCGCATCTTGATTCGGTGTTGCCTGAATATAGTTTGTTTTATATATTTCTGCATCCGGTAGATTTGTCAAATAATGTAGAATTGTCTTTTTATCTACAGAAATTGTATTATTTGGTTTATCATAATACACGATAAATTCATCTATATCTATTGGATAAGCAATATCTTCCGACTCGCAATATTTATTATAATACATTGTCATATAATCACCCTTTTTACTGTAATCATCTTTTCTAGTTATGTGGATCCCAAGAGATTTTAATTTTAATAATTGTTCATATGTTCCGTCGGTAGAAAAATTATCAATGATATAAATATTGGAAAACCCAAATATTGAGCCATGATAAAATACCCAATCGGTAACGATGTCAATCTCATCTTTTACCATGGTGAATATTTTTATTTGCATTCTGTTCTATTCTATATTAAGAAAATAAATGAAAATATTTTTGTTTAAAGAGTTTTATTTTTTAGGAATAGCAAAAATAATAATCAAGTGAATTATATATAATAATGCCTGGAAAAATGTTTATGAGTTTTGGTTTAGATGGAAATAGTATGCGTCAAAGAAATGTTATGGGTCCGTTTGTTTCTCCACAAAGCCAACCCCAACCACAAAGTCAAA